ATACAGCAACTGATAGAGTTCTTTCATTAGACCACTTAGATGATTTATTCCAAAGAGTTTGGGAACGTGGAGGTAATCCAAAAGTTATCTTAACAGGATATGACACTTTAATGAGATTACAACAATTACTACAATCCCAACAAAGATTTATGGAAGAAAAGAGAGTAACACCTACATACAATGGAGTAAAGGGTGTACCGGGTATTGAAGCAGGATTTATCGTTGCTACATATAACGGAGTACCAATCATTCCTTCCAAGGATGTACAAAAAGATACTCTAAGTAGAATGTACTTATTAGACACAGATTACATGTACTTCAGCACAGCAATTCCAACACAATACTTTGAAAGCGGAATTGAAACTGGTGACCCATTCGCAATTAACAGACTAGGTCAAGAAGGACTTTACAGAACAATGGGAGAAGTATGGACAACTTTCTTTGGAGCACAAGGACAAATCCGTTCTTTGAAATGAATAAAATGGAGAAAAAATAAAGGAGATGAAAAAATATGGCAGAACAATTAACAGCAACAGCAGCAGGCGGCTCATTGACAGCCGCAGTAACAGGCGCTTGGGAACTCAGAGCGGGTTCACAAGACACAACTGAATATTTAGATGGAGCAGCAGACGTAACTTATCCGGGCGGTGGTCCGGGAACATTCAATGCTTCCAACAGCGATGGTGCAAACGGGTATGACCCGGCACCCAAAATGGCTATCCTAACTCTAGGAGCAATCGCAGACAGCAACACAGTAACGCTTGCAGGTGGCATCAGTGCAATCACAGGAGCGTTTATGACGACCTTTACTGCTAACAACGGTCAGACCGCAGGTCTTTCTTTCAGCGGAAAAGTCATCACACTAGAAGCAACTGGTTCAGTAACTAGCGGACAAGTGCTGGTATTCTACAGTTGAGGTGGCTCTTTGTGCCCACAGTAACTTACAGGGGTAAGTCATACTCAGTTAGATGCATAGACCCTTCTCATCCTGAATTTATCAGGGGAGAAAAAAGGGAAGTCACTACAGCATGGGTTGACCAATGGGGTCAATTACTAGGAGACCATTTCACCATTGAGGGATACGAAAAACCAACAGAAACTAAAGATTTAGGTAATGACGGAATTCCTGACGAAGGATGGTCAAGAAAAGATATTCTTGCTTGGTTAGCCAAGTATGATATAAAACCGAATGGTTATGCAACTAAATCTAAATTACTAGAATTAGTAGCAACAGTTATGAGTCCCGATGGTGTCGCAGAGACTGACGAACTCATAGCAGACTCAAAAGAACAAGAAAAAGGAGATGAATAAATATGGCAGCAGGAAATACAACAGACACAAGAATTCATGTATTGGGAGACCTCTATATGATGACAGGAACTTTCACAGATGGTGGAATAGACGTATCTTATGATGGTCACTTAAACAGTGTACTAGCAGCAGGTGGACATGTAACAAGTCTATACGACTCAGGTGTTAAACTAGACGATGGAGACGATATGGCAATTGGTGATACAGCAATGGTTGTCGACACTGTAGATGTTAGGCTTCATTTTAATGTCGGAGAAACTATTTACGCCAGTGGAGGACAAAGAATTGGTGTTATTACGGCTATCGCAAGTGCAACTGCACTAACGATTGGAGCAGGGGTTTTGAGAGCAGTTACCAATAACGATAACTTATTCAAGATTGGACCTGACCAAAGCGCAGTCACTCTAAACGATGGTAGTCTAGCGGTATCTCTTGATGAAACTAACAAGTTTGTAGTCTTCGGAAATGGTAACCTCGGAGCAACAAGCACTGCACATACTCAAGATGGACGCTGGTGGATTCTAGGTCAGCGCTAAGGCGGTGGCTTAAATGGCTAAATCAGTTACGATACTTGGACCTTTTCCACCTAGTGATTTTAATGACTCGACCGCTACTACTGCGGTAGCAACTGCTATTAGCACCGCTATTGGTAGTAACACATGTGTATCTTGCGACCCACATCACATTTTAGGAAACATTTACATCTTTGTTACAACGAGTTAATGAGAGTGAGGGGAATGAATGGCGCTCGACTTTCGAACAATTGATGCTGAAGACATAGAAAGGTTTCAGAAGCAAAGTATACGTAGTGATATTCAATATGATGTATCTTCTGTTTTAAACACAGAAAAACCTCTTGCTGGTATAACCAATGAGCAACGTAATCGTAACTCCTCAGCGGGAGATGTTTTAAACATAGGCGCCGGCACACGTTGTAAACACTGTGGCATGCTTCACTTTTTATGGGTGGAGAACTGCGGTGCTTGTAATAAACCGATGGAATATAATCTAGGACACAGAGACGAGGAGAATAGGGATTGATATGCCAATAGTATTTAGTCCGGGTGAAGGAGAAACAAGACCTTTGTATCCTAATGAAATAGTATACACTAGTGCTCAAAAGGTAGCAGATTATCTCAATATTGGCCCTAGTGAAGCAGTATTGGTTAGTGCTGATACTGAAGCAGATAGAGTATATGTTACAGGTGCAGACTATCGTGATATAGGATTTAGTGTAGGAGATGTTCTTCTTATCTATAGTGATGCTCAAGCGATGGGAGTAGAGAAGACAATTACAGCAGTTGCTGAAGGAGGCTCTAATGGTGTTGCTTTATATTTCACTGGTGATAATATATCCAATGTTACTGATTTTCAAGCAGCGGATAATACATATGTTCAAAATACAGCCTCATTTACTAATGGTAGAACTAGAGGTTTAACGAAAAGTAAGGTAGAAACCCGTATTAAAGAAATACAGGACCGTATAGACAATATTACACACAACGCTTGGAGACCATACATAGTGCAAGCAGAATATATTAACTTCGATACATATAAGCCATATAGAAGGCGATATTATACTGATTATGTGGGTACTACCCCCCTATTGTTTAGGAACGTTCAGCAAATGTTGCGTATAGAATTATGGCAAGGAGACGATTATAGAGAGATATGTGGTGCTGAAGCACGTATATCAATACCCGAAGATGTAAGAGCAATCAGTGGTTCTATAGTTGTATCACCGGGAAATGGAAGTGCTGGTGTACTCACAGCGGGCACGAGTACTACACAATGGAGAGCAGATTTTGATGCTACTACAACTGCTCAAAATCTTGCTGACCTTGTCAACAAAGAAGATAGAGTAAGTAAGGCGGCAGTGGAGTTTTCTCCCACGTTTACCTTAGAGGGCTCAACTTCGAATGTTGCCGTCAATAATGAATTCTTAGCAAGTGCTAACTCTGATTACGGAACTGGTATAGTGAAAATTAGTAGTATGAGAGCAGTCAAAGCGGGAGAAACATGTTCTATAGTTACTACTGATAGTAGCATCGGTATATCTCAAACATCATCGCACAGCACAACATTTAGTAGCCTTGCATCTACAACTATTAATGTTACTTCCACAAGTGGTTTCGCTAAGGCCGGTGTCTGTGTAGATACTAGTGGAGATGTGTTTAGATACACAGGTGTAACTGACACATCATTCACAGGATGCGCCATTGTAGTTGGTAGTGGTTTATCCGACATTGGTGGGACTATAACTCAAGAAACTTTACAAGTTGATTTACAAGGCGGTAGCGCAAGTGGAGACAATGCTCGTCTGAAAGACTGGTGGTTAGACCACGAAGTAGGTATAGTATACTTCAACAATTCATATCCTTTCTTTGAATGGAATGCTGTAAAAGTAGCGTATGTATATGGTGAAAGATATTTAGATAAAGCAATAGAAGAAATCGCCACTAAGATGACTTGTATCGATTTATTGATGTCAGATGACCGTAGTGTCCTGATTCCCGAAGGAACACAGAATGTTGATTTAACATCTAAAATACAACTTTTACAATCTGAAGTTGACCGATTATTACCTCGGTATATAGAAATGGTAATATTTGAGTGATTGAAATGGTACTAACAGAATTCGATGAATTGATGAACGAAATCATTGAAGAATATAAGAAGCCAAAAAATCAAGAGAAAATCCAAGAGGCTGTTAAAAGCAGTCCTCCTTCATATAGAGAGAAAGTGGAGAGAGAAGAATTAAGATTCAATGGGATAGAAGAAACTCAAGATGGTTACAGATACACAAAGGGCAACGGCTCACCATCAGAGGGAGAGATAGATTCTGTCTTTCAAAGAGTAGACGCACGTATGTTACGTGAATCTCCTCTATTAATAGAACAAAAATTAAAATTCTCGGGAGGAGTTATTATACCTGATATGACTAGGTATGACAAAATGAATCTCCCCATTAGTGCATTCATGTAGGTGATATTATGGTAGCAACGTTTTCAGAAGGTATAGATTCCGTAATATCAGTCTTATCGGATTGGAATAGAGGTAACACAAACAACATAAAACCCATTATCCAAGACATAGCATCCGTGGGACCCGAGAGAGGAAAGAGGCTAGATTTATCAAGACATGATTTTATTTTAGTCTTTGAAACAGCACATAATGAAGAAACACCTGAGTTACTCTATGATTTTGTAACTACTAGATTAAATATTACAGTCGATTGTCGTACAGCAAAAACCCGTGAACATCTAAAAAAGATGGAAAATGAGATAAGGAGACTTATTCATGTGAAGCGAAAAGGTGATGGTACGAATTTCGATAGATTAGTTTTCAAAACTAGAACAGACCTATCTGACCGAACTAAAAGGTTATTTAGAATGACATTTCAGATAGAGGTTGTTATATTCGCAGAACTAATCCCATGAGGTGAGCCGACATGCCAAGTACAGTATATAAGGGAGATTTAGCCGATGTTTCATTCGGCCACGAGACAGGAATAGTATTAATAGATGGATTCGCAAATGACCAAGGAACTTTTAGTTTTGAACATGAAACGTTGAATTCAGCAGACAACAATAGTATAATAAGATTATTTGGTGGATTTTCTACAGGTCCTGTGACCGATGGAGTTATAAATTTACCTGCTGGTATGTTAATAGGTTGTAAATTATCTATTAGATGTGGTACAGGTGGTAATTTCACAGACGATGATTCAAATACCACGGGTAGAATTTACACTATAATAGACCATGAAGGGGATGAAATCACTGTCACACCTGCATTAAAAGAGGCTGAAGGTACAGTGTCAGCGGGAGGTAGTGGTACTGACCTTGGAGCAGGAGATGCTTTAATTATTCACGGATTTGGTTGTCCTACATTTGATACAAATAATACTCATAAAGGTAATTCAGCAATTAATTCAGAAAGCGCTCTTACAGACCAATTTTTAGGTTTAACATCCGCTTTAACATTACCTGAAACTAAAGTAGATTTGAAAAGATATCATGTAGTTGGTTTAGGGAGAGATATTGCTGTACAAGCACCGGGTAGATTTACCAATGAAGGTGGGTCTTTTGAAGTTAATATGCACAATCCTAGATGGTTATATTATTGTCTAGGTATGGAGGCAGTTGATATAGGTAGTGAATATGACAGCACATGCACTGAAAGTGATTATCTTTTAGATGGTGCTACTTCAGCGGGTGCTACTTACATAGTTGTAGATGAAACATCAGGTACTAACGCACCTACTTTTACAGGAGGTAGTTCCACCGCAGTAACAGTGGGAGATTATGTGGTTATTAATGATACAGACGCAGTTGATATTATTTCCTATAAAGGTTCATCAGACGCCACAGCAAGTAGATTTGGTCATTCAGATGCATCTGACCCCGCCACTAAATATATTGATGCTACTCAAAAAGGTGAAATAAGAAGAATTGCTGCTTTTAAACATAATGGTTCACACACCTATATTTGGTTAGACGATGCTTTATGCTTCTCTCATGCCGATAACACACCAATAGAATTTGTTAGATTTAGAGAAGATAGTACACTCGGTAGTCCTGATAGAGCGAGCACTGGTGCTTTAACCAATGGGGTAACTCGACTATTATATTCAAGAAGTACTGTTCCATCTTTTGCTATCGAAGTAAGTATTAGAAGAACAGATGTGGACGGTGGTGATTTAGATGTGGTAGATGGAGGAACTTCTGATTCTAAACAACTCACTCGTGTATTCAGAGGATGTAAAGTAAAAGACTTTAATTTAACAACAGACACAGATGCTGCTTTGAGATTAACTGTAAATTACGATGCGGCTTTCTGTTATACAGATACAGGTAGATTAGTAACTACAAGTAGTTTTACTGATAGCACTTGTGATTATAATAACGACCCTACTATAACACACAATGCTAACGCTAATATCGTTAAAGGTTTAGCAGTAAGCGGCACAGGTATACCAGCGAATGCTTACATCGCATCTATAACTAACTCAACTACGTTTGAATTAAGTGAATCAACAACTGGTGGTAGTGTTACTAACGGAACACTGACTTTTTCTAAGACTTCAGCGGATAGATATAATCCTCATCGTATGTTTGAAGACACGGCAAATACGGCTGTTAAACGTAAAGAAGCAGGTGTCGCCGTAGGCACTCAAAAACCATATATGTTTTACAATGGTCAAATTACTTTAGGTGGAGTTAATGTCGCACAAGTGGTATCTTTTAATTTATCAGGTAGTACAGGAGTTACCCAATATTACACAATCAATGGTACTAACACAGTAGATGCGGCAACAGACCAAGTTCCTTTTACTGGTAGTAGAAATCCATCATTATCGGTTGAAGGTAAAACAG